CTCAAGAAGCGTCTCAACTCCAGAGACGCTTCTTTTTTATAAATAACTAAAAAGTATTTGTAAAAATGGACGCAAAAGACATTCGCAATCTTTCAGAAGCATACATGGAAGTTTATGCTTCGCCAGAAGAACTTGATGAAGCATCAAGTAGAGATGAATTTACAAGAGCAGCTATTGCTCGCAGTTCTGGTAGAAAGGGTGGAATTACATTTGAACCAGGACCAAATTGGGACCCCTCCGCTAATCGTGGAAAGGGCGCTCACTTATCGCCCAAACAAAAAGAGAAGCAACGTCGTAAAGCACTTCGTCAAAATGAGCAAGTAGATATCTACGATATCATCCTCTCACACCTTCTTGATGAGGGTTATGCTGAAACTCCAGAAGCAGCAGAACGTATTATGGTGAATATGAGTGAAGAGTGGAGAGAAGATATTGTTGAAATGGCTCAAAGAGAAAAACTTCCCGTAGGCAAAATGCTCAAGCAGGCTGCAAAGCATACAGACCCAGAAAGAGTTGCAAAAATGGCCAAGGTTGCAGATACTCATAATCCTGCCCAGGCCAAAAGAAAAGAGGACAAAAATAGAGAAACAGGAGGTCGTAAAAGAGATGCGGGAAGACCTAGAAGTAATGAACTTCAGGATAATTGGTAAATTAAAATCTTAATGGTTGAACCACTTTCCAAACTGGCACACTAGAGGGTTTCACCACCCTCTTTTTTTTGTATAATGGGTTCATACGAAACAAAACCGATGCCTGTTCGCCACGAAATCAAATCCCAACTTGCGAAACTGCTTGCGACTGAAGACCTTGTAGTCGAGCACAAGAAGGTTGAGACTGCCTGCTTTAATGTTCATACGCGGGTTCTGACGCTGCCTCTGTGGGAGAAAGCAAGCAACACCGTCTATGACCTTCTGGTGGGGCATGAAGTGGGTCATGCTCTCTTCACACCTGATGAGGATTGGACTGAGACTTGTAAGGTTCCTCAGCAGTTTGTAAATGTGGTAGAGGATGCTCGCATTGAGAAACTGATGAAGCGTAAGTATGCTGGACTTGCTAAGACTTTCTTTGGTGGTTATAAAGAACTGAATGAGGAAGATTTCTTTCAACTTGAGGGTGAGGATATTTCCAAGTTCAATCTTGCCGACAAAGCAAATCTTTACTTCAAAGTTGGTAACTTTCTTCCGATGGATTTCACTCCAGAAGAAAAGGAGATTGTTGACCTGATTGGTGTTTCTGAAACTTTTGCAGATGTTCTGATTGCTGCTGAAGAGCTTTATAAGTTCTGTAAGAAAGAAAAGGAGCAAGAAAAAGTTGATGAGATGAATGCTCAACAATCTCAAGGTTCTGCAACTTCTCCTACCGAAAATCAATCGGATGAAGGTAAATCTGATAGTGAGGAAGAAGGTGAAGCAAACAAACCTGATAATAATGGTCAGTTGGATGAAAATCAACCTTCCAATAATGATAATCAACAATCAACTTCTTCCAGTCCTGATGTAGATGAAGAACCTGAAATCAAGACAGTAGATAATCTTGAGGATAAAATCCGTCAACTTGCAAGCAAGGATGGATATGATAATGTCTATGTTGAGGTTCCGAAAGTAAATCTGGATACGATTATTGGTAAAAACTCTGAGATTCATAAAGAGATTACTGGTGCTTTTAATCAGCAGCAGAACTCTTACAATGAGTGCCATAACACCACCTCAGTTGACCTTTTTAAGGAAGCAGATACTTCTTTCCGACAGTTTAAAGTTTCCGCTCAAAAGGAAGTTAACTATCTTGTGAAAGAATTTGAGTGTCGCAAGGCTGCTGATTCTTACTCTCGTGCTTCTACTGCTCGCACTGGAGTTCTTGATACTGCTCGTCTACATTCTTATAAGTTCAGTGAGGATTTGTTTAAGAAAGTGACTGTGCTTCCTGATGGCAAAAATCACGGTCTAATCTTTATCCTAGATTGGTCGGGTTCTATGGCAAATGTTCTCCTGGATACTTGCAAACAACTTTTTAATCTGATTTGGTTCTGTAAAAAAGTTTCCATTCCTTTTGAGGTCTATGCTTTCACAAATGAATGGCGTCGTTGTGGGTATGATTATGAAACTGGGAAGCATGTTGCAGTAGACCGCACTTCTCACTATGAAAAGAAGGAAGGTGTGTTTTGTATTGATGAAGACTTTGCCTTGATGAATATTCTTACCAGTAAAGTTTCTGGTAATGAACTGGAAAAGCAACTGATGAATATTTGGCGTCTTGCCGTGTATTTTGGAGATACTTATCACACTCCTTACACTTGTCCCAGTCGGATGTATCTGTCTGGAACTCCTCTGAATGAGAGTTTGGTAGCACTGCATCAGATTCTTCCCAAGTTCCAGAGTGAGAACAAACTGCAGAAAGTTCAGTGCGTCATTCTGACTGATGGTGAAGCAAATGTTCTTCCTTATCATAAAGAAGTGAAGCGTGCTTGGGAAAAACAACCTTATCTGGGTGCTCATGGTATTGGTTCCAATTCTTTTCTGCGAGATAGGAAACTTGGAACCACATACAAACTTGATGGTGCCTATCAGGGATATCATAAGTTCACTGATGTGATGCTTCTCAATCTTCGTGATAAGTTTCCTTTTACAAACTTCATTGGTATTCGGGTTCTTTCCAGTCGTGACGCATATCGCTTCATCAGTCTTTATCATTCTGCTTCTGATGATGACTATAAGCAGTACATCAAAATTCAGGATGATTGGAAGAAACTGAAGAGTTTCACGATTACCAAATCTGGTTACCATGCTTACTTTGGTCTTTCTTCCTCTGCTCTATCACAAGATGCTGAGTTTGAAGTTGCTGATGATGCATCAAAGGCACAAATTAAATCTGCTTTTGTGAAGTCTCTGAAGACTAAGAAACTTAACAAAAAGGTTCTTGGTGAGTTCATTTCTCTTGTTGCATAAATACCTAAAAAGTATTTCTGCGTAAAAATGAGAACCTATCAAGAATTTGTTTCTGAAATGACCTATGGTAGAGGTCGTGGACCAATCGGTAGAGCAGATAGGAACAGCGGTAGAAATCGTTATCTGGGGTCTCCTACACCAGAACAGGAAAGAGAAAACAAATCTGCGGCAGATAAAGCTGCTGCAGATGCTGTTGCAAGATTGAGAAGAGCAAGAGCAAGAGAAATGAAGGAAGAGGTGGAACTTGATGAAGGTATGACGATGAAAGACTTTAAGGCAAATCGTCAGAAGAATAAAAGAAGAGCTGCTTCTGCCGATGCTGTGAAGAGAGGTCATGTAGGTAAGGAATGGTATAATAGTGGTAGAAAGTATTCTCCAGATGAAGCAAAGAGAATGCGTTCAAAATTAGATGATGAAGAAAGACGTACAAGACATCGTAGTGCTGTAGAACCTGATAATGAGAATGATGATAACTTCTCTGCAGACAAGACGAAGAATCCCAAGAAACTCCGTAAGCAAAAAGCGATGGGAGAACTTGGTGAAGCATTAGATAAAAAATTCGATTCTATGAGAAGTCGTGGTGGAAGAAGTGCTCCTCCAGAAGAGCGTTCTGTTGGTGGCGAAATGAATAGAAAAAGTAAGGATTATTGGGCGGATACTTTAGGTAAGAATAGAGATAGAGGAAAGGGTAATAAAGCAAAAAGAAGAGCTGCGGCACTTGGGGAGGATAACGTTCAGGAGTTATTCATTACAAGAAAATCTCCAGAACAAAAAGCAGATGAGGCAAGAAAGAAACAAGTAGAAACACTCATTCGTTTAATGAAGCACGCAAAGGACCCTTCTGCCGATGTTGCTAAAACCAAAAAGGAAGATTATGATTTAAGTGAAACTTCCCTTACTCGTGTAATGAGTAAGTCAAAAAAAGGTGGTATGGCGATTATGTCTGCTCAAAGAGGAGATAAATCAAAGGCAGAAAACAAAGAACGCTCAAAGCAACTTGAGCGTGATGTAAGAGGTGCTGGACTTCCTGGACCTACAAAAGTTGCTGGTAGATACACTGAAAATCCAGGAACACCTGATGAGAAAAAGGTAGGAGAGAAATCTCATATTATTACTCCAGGTAAAAAAGGCAAAAGGAAGTTTAAGAAAGCGATTGAAAAACTTGGTAAAAAATACAATCAAGATTCAGTTTTAATCCAACGCAAACCTGGTGGAAGTTCAACTCTTAAAGGAACTTCCAAAACATCTTGGCCTGGTCAAGGTAAAAATGTTAAAATAGGTTCTATGAAACCAGGAAGAACTGGCGAATTTGATACTAAAGTTAAAAACAAAACATTTACTGTTGAGCATTAATTATGAAAAAGTTCCCATTTGAGCACATTGTAAAGTATGACACTCAAGAAGTTTGGGTAAAGTGTGATAGTAGTATTACTGCTATGGGACTTCCTACTCTTGTAAATCAATACTATCCTGGTTATAAAGCAAAAGTTGCAACTGAAGAACACCTGGTCAAGTTGCGGAACCAGTTGCTGAACTGACCACTGGGGGTCCTTGAGACCCCTTTTTTGTCCTATAATAACTTCAGTGAAACAAACCACTCACATCATGACTCGCACTAAAATGACTGACGACCAAATCCTTGAGGACCTCAAAAATACTTTTGGAAAAGAATTCACTGCTGCCGATGTTCGCGGATACTGTGCTGCTAAAAGCATCTCCTACCAAACTGTTACTAAGCGACTGGAGCAGTTTAAAGTTGGTCGTGGTAAGTGGAATCTGGAAGTGACTCAAAAGAAAGTGGAAGAAATCGAACGTTCCTTTAATTCCGTTGCTGTTCTTCCTGAAGTACATCAAAACCTCATTCCTGATAAAGATGATACCTTCGTCAAGTTTGGTAACTTTAACGATATTAAAAAGATTATTCAGTCCCGTCTCTTTTATCCTACGTTCATTACGGGTCTTTCGGGTAACGGTAAAACGTTCAGTGTGGAGCAAGCGTGTGCTCAGCTTAAGCGTGAACTCATCCGTGTAAATATTACGATTGAGACTGATGAGGATGACCTGATTGGTGGTTTCCGTCTTGTGAACGGTGAGACTGCTTGGCACAATGGCCCTGTGATTGAGGCACTTGAGCGTGGTGCTATTCTGCTTCTGGATGAGATTGACCTGGCATCTAACAAAATTCTTTGCCTGCAATCTGTGCTGGAAGGTAAGGGTGTCTTCCTGAAGAAGATTGGTAAGTTCATTACTCCTGCTCCTGGATTTAATGTGATTGCCACTGCCAATACCAAAGGTAAAGGTAGTGACGATGGACGTTTCATTGGCACCAACGTTCTTAACGAAGCATTCTTGGAGCGTTTTCCTGTGACCTTCGAACAGTCTTATCCTGCTCCTGCAGTAGAGCAGAAGATTCTGGAAGGTATTGCTCTGGACCTTGGTGTGGAAGACCGCGACTTCTGTAAGCGTCTGGTTGACTGGGGCGATATCATCCGTAAGACCTTCTACGATGGTGGTATTGAGGAAATCATCAGCACCCGCCGATTGGTTCATATCATCCGTGCTTATAGTATCTTCGGTGATAAAGCAAAAGCAATTCAGGTTTGCGTCAATCGCTTTGACGATGAGACCAAGCAAGCATTCCTTGAACTTTATGATAAGGTTGATGTTGACTTTGTGATGCCTAGCAATGAACTGCAGGTTGAGGGTCTTCTTGACGAACAACCTCAATCTTGATAGAATATGAGGAGGTAAATGTGCCTCCTCTTTTTGTCCTTTTACTATGAAAAATTATGTCCGAAAACTTTGAGAGCACTTATAAAGATTCTATTCCTAAAAAATTTAATGATACTATGATTTCTGGTTCAACTGCAACTGATACCATTTATTTTGGTGAGTCAAGAGCCGCTCAAAATTTTTGGTATGAGGATGGTTATAGTTTGACTGGAAATCCTCTTTATGCTCCCGATACAATTACTTTTAATATGAATATGCCTGAAGATACAAACAAAAATGGTTTCTGGAAATATGAAGAAGATAAGACTCTAAAAGACGTAGAGCAGTATCTTTCTAGTACTTATCATTCCCATTATACTTCTCAAGATTCTAAGACTCAGACTCTTGATTTGATTGAGAGTATCGGTGATGCTGAAGCATTTACTCGTTCAAATGCTATCAAATACCTTTCTCGTTTTGGTAAGAAGAATGGCAAATCAAAGATGGACATTCTGAAAGCAATTCATTACTGCATTCTTCTCTATCATTTCGCTGGACTTCACAAGAACAAATCCGATCAATACAACTACTGATTATTATGAAACTCTCTGATAAAACTCTCACCCTGCTCAAGAACTTCTCTTCCATTAATCAGTCGATTCTGTTTAAGGAAGGTAATTCTCTTCGAACTATTTCTGTGATGAAGAACATTCTTGCGGAGGCAAAAATTGAAGAAGATTTACCAAAAGATTTTGGCATCTATGACCTTAATCAGTTTCTGAATGGTCTTAATCTTCATCAGAATGCTGAACTTGACTTTGACAATGATAATTATGTTGTCATCCGAGAAGGAAAGTCTCGTTCTAAGTACTTCTTTGCTGACCCAAATGTAATTGTCACTCCTCCTGATAAATCTATTTCACTTCCATCTGAAGATGTTTGTTTCATTCTTGATACTAAAGAACTTGATAAACTTCTTAAGGCCGCTGGCGTATATCAATTGCCTGACTTGTCTGTGGTAGGAGAAGCAGGTGTAGTAAAGCTGGTTGTTCGTGATAAAAAGAATGACACTTCTAATGATTTCTCCATCATTGTTGGAGAAACTGATGAAGTATTTACTTTTAACTTTAAAGTGGAAAACATTAAGATCCTTCCTGGTTCTTATGAGGTTGTAATTTCGTCTAAACTTTTATCACGATTTAAGAATACTGGATATGATGTGACTTATTATATTGCTCTGGAACCTGATTCAACATTCGGATGAACATCTTCGTAACAAGTGAATATCCTGCAGAGAGTGCCATCTGCCTGCCTGACAAGCACGTTGTCAAAATGCCCCTAGAGTGCTGCCAAATGCTCTCTATCGTGGCATCCAAGTGGTACCACAACTATGGACCCCTTCTCAAGGCAGACAACACCCCCTATAGCACGGAGAAGGGTGCCTTTCGCAACCATCCCTGCACCAAATGGGCGGCAGAGAGTATTCATAATGCCTATTGGTTGATTAAGCATGGTCTTAATCTTTGTGATGAATACACTCTCCGTTATGGTAAAGTTCATTCCTGTTACAAGACACTCGTAGATGCCTTTTATTTGTTTCCTCGTGGTAAAATTAATAAGGTAGAAAACTTTGTTCGTGCTATGCCCGATGAGTTTAAATTTGACACAAGCATTGACACTTTTACTGCTTACAAGATGTATATCGCATCCAAACCTTGGGTTGCATCTAATTATCTTCGTATGCCAGAACGAAAACCTGAATGGATCTAAATTATGACAAGTGAATTTCTTTATGTAGAAAAGTACCGTCCTCAAGTGATTGATGACTGTATTCTTCCTGATGACACTAAAAAAACCTTTAAGGAGTTTGTGGAGAAGGGTGAGATTCCGAATCTCCTTCTTGCTGGACCTCCTGGCATTGGTAAAACTACAATCGCAAAAGCATTATGTAATGAATTGGGGGCAGACTATTATGTCATCAACGGATCCGACGAGGGGCGTTTCTTGGATACTGTACGGAACCAAGCGAAGAACTTCGCTTCGACCGTCTCACTTACAGGATCTTCTAAACATAAAGTCATCATCATCGACGAAGCTGATAACACAGGCAACGACGTACAACTCTTACTACGGGCAAATATTGAGGCATTTTATAACAACTGCCGATTCATCTTTACCTGCAACTATAAGAATAAGATTATTGAACCTCTCCACTCCCGTTGTGCCGTCATCGACTTCACAATCAAAGGGAAACAAAAAGCACAACTCGCAGGAGCATTCTTCAAGCGTCTTCAAACGATTCTGGATACGGAAAAGGTTGAATACGATCAAAAGGTTCTTGCAGAACTTGTATCCAAGCACTTCCCAGACTTTCGTAGAGTCCTTAACGAGTGTCAGAGGTACTCTACGGGGGGAAAAATTGACACGGGCATTCTTGCATCTTTCTCTGACATCTCTGTAAATGAACTCGTTAAAAACCTCAAAGATAAAAACTTTCCCGAAGTACGAAAGTGGGTGGTCTCCAACTTGGACAACGATGCTACTAGTTTACTTCGTAGGGTGTATGACGCCTGTTATGATTGCCTTTCACCCCAATCTATTCCTGCTGCCGTTCTTGTTATTGCTAAGTATCAATACCAATGTGCGTTCGTGGCTGATCAGGAAATTAACCTCCTAGCAGCACTAACAGAATTGATGTGTGAGTGTGAATTCAAATGATTGTTTCCGAACAAGATGCCCAATGGGCTGCAGATGAGTTTATTAAGTATTTCTCTCAAATGGGAAATATTGAGGACTATTTGCGATTTGTGAAGAAAGAAGTTATCAAAACTACCAATACATTGGTTCCCCTTGATGATGAATTCTTTAATGAGGATATTCACCCAGAGGATATGGATTTTGATATTAAGTTTATTGGAGAACGCTTTCAGAAAGCACTACCTCAAGATTATTACAATAGTCTTCTGCAAGTCGTTTCTTCTCATAATAATGAATCCAATATTCCTGGAAGAGAATTGCGTTGGATGATATTTGAGAAGAACACTGGTAAGGTTCTTGGATTTATTCGTTTTGGGTCTCCAACAATTAATTCTAAACCTAGAAATGAGTGGTTGGGGAAAACTCCAGATCTTACGATATTCAATCGCCACGCAGCCATGGGATTTGTGATTGTTCCGTCGCAACCATTTGGATACAACTATTTGGGTGGCAAACTTCTCGCTTTGATGTGTTGCTCTCATTTTGCAAGAGAAACTTTGAATGAAGTTTTTGAGAAAGATATTGCTCTTTTTGAAACGACTTCTCTTTATGGTTCTACTACAGATGCATCTCAATATGATGGTCTTAAACCTTTTATTAGGTATAAGGGATTGACTGAAAGTAAGTTTCTTCCTCTTCTTCATGATGATACATTTCATAAACTTCATGATCGTTTTACTTACTTGAATAATAATACTCCTTTGACTGATAATAAAGCCTCATCCAAAAAGATGAAACGCCAGACAAAGATGATTTCAATTATTCGAAATTCGCTACAAGATAAACAAAAACTTGAAGAATTTAATCAGGTAATTGCCACAGCATTTAATCTGACTCAAAAGAAGAGATTTTATATTTCTGATTATGGTTATTCAAATATTCGTGAGGTTATCTTAGGTGAACAAGATAAACTTTTGCCAGGACCAAATTGGGATAAGTTTTATCTCGAAAATATTATTTCTTGGTGGAAGAAAAAGGCAACAAAGCGATATGAAAAACTTAAAGAAGAAAATCGATTTAGAACTAAGGTAGAACTTTGGACTGATGATGAGGAGATTCAAATTATACGATGACTTATGAACTAAAAGATTGGTTGAATTCTGTGAATCAGACCAAGAATAATCTTCTTGAAGAAAATCCTGAAGCAGTAAAAGAATATGCTCCATACATTATCAATCGATGTTTGTCGGGCAGTATTGATTGCATTCTTTTTGCAAATGAAATGAATATCAATCATCATCTTGATAAAGATATGCAATATTCATTTTATCTAAATACTCTTAGGAAAAAGAAGAGATTTACTCCCTGGCTCCGCAAGGATAAAGTTACAGACTTAGAATGTGTCAAACGTTATTATGGTTATAGTAATGAAAAAGCATCTCAAGCTCTGAAAATCCTAACAAAGGAACAAATAAATTTTATTAAACAACGACTTGAAATTGGAGGAACAAAATGACTACTGCACATCAAACAGTAGAACCTGAAGTCCATTGGTCTCAGGACAAAATGGTAGAGGTTATTCTTAATGAACCAGATGACTTTTTGAAAGTCCGTGAAACTTTAACCCGCATTGGAGTAGCATCTCGCAAAGAGAAAAAACTCTATCAATCTTGCCATATCCTGCATAAGCAAGGTAGATATTACATTGTTCATTTTAAAGAGTTGTTTGCTTTGGACGGTAAACATGCAAATCTTACGATCAATGATGTTCAGCGTCGCAATCGTATTGCTCGCTTATTGGCTGATTGGGGCCTTATTACGGTAGTAAAACCGGATTCAGTTTCTGATATTGCTCCTCTAAATCAAATTAAAGTTCTTTCTTATAAAGATAAGGGTGATTGGGTTTTGGAGCAAAAATATAATATTGGTAAGAAGGGTAAAGGAGTGGAACCCGAATAAATAAGTATGAGACCTTTCGTGCGGTCTCTACGAAAGTCGGAACACCCTAAAAAGAGGTTCGGTTTTTACCGTTCCTCTTTTTTTCGTTTCTTGTATAATTATTAATGATGAGGTGTGGTTCTCTGAACCCCTCATACGCTAAAGCGGAGTCTTCGGATCCGTAATGTTACACAAACACTCGCTTTCAAAGGAGATCTAAAATGTACTCGACAATTGCAAAGTACAACACTGGAAATATTGAAAAATTTTTAAATGATGTAGAAAAGCATTTTATTGGTGGTGATGAATGGTTGCACCGTTTTGGGACAAATCATGAATCTTCAGTAAATTATCCCCCATATAATCTAGTTAAAGAAAGCAGCACAAACTTTAGACTAGAAATCGCACTTGCTGGTTACAAGAGAGAAGATATTGAAGTATCTTCTGAGTGGAATAAACTTTTTGTAGAAGCAAAGAAAGTAGATGACTCTGTTGATGAATATGTTCATCACGGACTTGCAAAGAGAGCATTTACTCGTACTTGGACTTTATCTGATGATGTAGTTGTTGGTGATGTTTCTTTTGAGGATGGATTACTTAC